GTAATCACAAACAAGAGCATTACGCACAGCAAAAGCTAAAAACCATGGAGCGAGTGGAGGCATTACTGCCTGCCACGTCGACTCCCGATAAATCGGTCGACTGGGCTGAGTTTCATCATGAACTCGAGTCGAAGCCTGGTCTAAAAAGAATTCGTTCAGATCGCTGGACTTACAAGTACAATGTTGAAGAAACGAGAATGAACACTGACCCTTTCGTCAGGAAGGCGATGAAGTTGTGGAACCCGCAACAATACAATGATCTACGTGGCCAATCTAAGCGCGCAGATCTCAATGCAGGTCTACAAGCACTTAAAGGATTCGCCAAACCCCAGAAAGAGAAGAGTGGTATTCCGCCGCAGTATATGGAATGCTACCGTCGTGCAGTGGATGAGGCTAGAAAGTTGTTCACCCCAACCGAACCTCTCCACCGTTTATCCGTTCCCAACGTATGCGATCAAATGAACCTAGACTCCTCAGCTGGATTTTCATTCCCTGGAAAAAAGAAAATGGAAGTAGTCGAAGAGGCATTCGACACTGCAAGTTACATGGCTCACATGCTTGCAGCCGGCTTTAACATATACGTCCCTCCCGCAAAGTTGGCCCTTCGTGGTCATCTTTCAGATTTGGATGCAACAAAGACGCGTCCTGTATGGGTATACCCATTCGAAGTCACTATCCTTGAAGGAAAGTGGGCTCTTCCATATTACAAATTCCTTGAAGAGCAAGTACCAACTGTTCACTTCGGAGAGGGGGCCATGCAAAGATTAGCAAAACAGATGATGTCTGACATTGCATCCCATTCTGAGTGTTCAGAAATAACTCTGGACTGGTCAGGGTTCGATACCTCAGTTCCAAACTTCATGACTGACGATGCCTTTGACATCGTGTTTGGAGCTTTTGATGAGACCGCTGTCATGCATGACGGTGATCTCGTATATGGTGGAGAGAAGATGGCCAGTAAACAGGAGGCCGTGAAGCAGTTCATCAAGACCTATTTCAAGAAAACAAAGATCATGCTTCCTGACGGATCCGTTTACAAAAAATTCCACGGTATACCCAGTGGATCATTCTGGACCCAGGCCATCGGTTCAATAGTGAACTGGATATCTGTCAAGACGTTAGCCTACTACTTTCAGTGGGTTATACGCAGATTGCGCGTTCTTGGAGATGATAGTTCATTTCTTATACCACTTGGAGCTGGTAAAGTCAATGCGGCTAAAGTCGCGCAGGCCGCCTGGGAGTGTTTTGGCTTTACGCTTAAGTTAGAGAAAGTGAGGATCGCTTTAACTCAAGCAGCTCGCAAGTTCCTAGGATACCACGTCTCGGCATATCGCTTTGAGCGGCCTACAGATGATTGGTTTTCCATGGTCCTCTATCCTGAGAGAGATGTTGAATTCTTAGAACAATCTGCTTCTAGGGTATTCGCATACTATCTCCTCGGTGGGTGTAACGATGAACTATACTGCGAGTTCTTCAAGGATTACTTGAATCGTTACCCCATCATATTCGGCAAGTCTCTTCCACTTACTAAAGGATTAAGACGGTTGTTCAAGTACGTCTTACGATATCCAGTGGAAAGTTTTGTTTTCCCTGATCTTTCGGATTTCGATCCGGTTAGAGTAATGTTCGCATTATCTCTAGGTGATCAGCCATTTGGGTGAAGCGGAGTCCGGAAACCGCTGCCAAACCCGGC